CGCAAAGATCCTCACAGCATCCGACTATGACTTCGACAAGCAACAGCCAATCCTTTGGTCCCCCGCCCCCGATTATCGAGTTGACGATGGAGCAGGAGTTTAAAATGCGGCGCATTGAAGACGCACTAAACAATCCTGATACTAAAAAGGAAGACATGATTACTGTTTTCCTCGCCTTGCAACGTCAATGCTTTGTACTAGGCAACAACATGAATCAACTACTTAAACAATGGCAGAATCCCCCGCTCACTACACCAGAGGGAAAGTAGAGGTCTGGGACTTTATTCGAGACCAACAACTTAATTATCATCTCGGCAATGCTATTAAATATATTTGCAGAGCCGGTTACAAGTCTTCTGAATCGAAAGAGAAAGATCTTAAAAAGGCTATCCACTACCTTGAAAATGAACTCTACCACACAACACTGCAGGTCGAACAGTCTGAGCGATCAAGCAATTCAATTCCGTTCAGCGTATGGGACCCAGAACAGTCCGGACAACCGGACTATGCAACTGGGTTTGATCGATGAAGAGTACCAAGAATTCCGCTCTGCGTTTCACAATGAACCCTACGAAAACGAACTAAAAGAACTTGCAGATCTTGTCTACGTTTGTTTTCAATATGCTGAAAATATGGAATGGGATCTGGAGGAAGCTTTGGATCGCGTCCACAAAAGCAACATGTCTAAGCTAGGATTAGACGGTACTCCCATCCGCCGTGCTGACGGCAAGGTCTTGAAAGGACCAAACTATCAGCCACCTATTTTGAACGACCTTATCAACCCATGACCGCATCTTATATTTCTCGCACGGGACGTGTCCAATCTTGGATCGATGACCCAACGTCCCGCCTACCGGTTTCGTGCACCGTATTTGTTGTTGAAGACTCCATGGAGGGACCAAATGGAATCGAAGCAAGCTGGCGATTTGTATCACATGCTCTACGTTTCGGAGCAGGTTGCGCGGTCCACTTGTCGAAACTGCGACCCAGAGGTGAAGAAAATGGAAAAGGGCTGGTTGCATCTGGACCGGTCTCCTTTGCTAAGATCTACTCAACGCTAAATGAAATCCTTCGTCGCGGGGGTATCTACAAGAATGGTGCGGTGGTATGTCATCTTGACCTTAACCACCCTGATGCTCTTGAATTTATTACTACTCCAAGATCCGAGCTACCGTGGGTTAAGCGATGCATCAACGTCACCGATGAGTGGTGGCAGGGGTGTACGTTTAAGGAAGAACTCCTCTACGGTATCAAATCGGGAGACATCTGGCTCAACAAAGTAAAACACGACAATGAAGGAAAACGCATCAGAGGTAACGTCTGCCTTGAGGTTTACCTGCCCTCACGAGGTACCTGTCTACTCCAACATGTCAATCTCGGTGCCTGTGAGTTCGACGACATCCCTCGCGCTTTTACTGAAGGTATGTCCCAGTTGTGCGAACTCCATGGTAAAACAGGTGTTGGCAGCAGCGGAGAGTACCTCCCAAGCGAAACTGACCGACAAGTGGGACTCGGCATCCTCGGACTCGCTAACCTACTTCGTCGCTACGGAGTAACGTATGACCAGTTTGGACGTGCGTTGGAACAATTCAATCAAGGAGAATCAGTACGGTCTGCAGCCTATGAACTTGTCACCCAAATTAACGCTGGCATTGAGTCTGCAGCCAGCATTGCTCGCAACAATGAAATGGTTCGAGCCTTTGCTATTGCGCCCACTGCCTCCTGCAGTTATCGAAGCACAGATTTGGATGGCTATACTTGCACTCCAGAAATCGCTCCGCCTATCTCGCAGACAGTTGATCGCGACTCAGGTACTTTCGGAGTACAAACGTACAACTACGGTGATGTAGAGATCGCCTCTAAGGTGGGCTGGGAAGCCTACAAACGTGTTGCCGATGGCATCATGACTCTACTTAACAAGACTGGACTTCTACATGGTTACAGCTTCAACTCGTGGTCTGATATGATCTCGTATGATGAGGCATTTATCCAGGAGTGGCTTGAATCGCCCCAGACTTCTCTTTATTATAGTCTCCAAGTTATGGGCGACGTTCAAGATAAGTCAAGCGCATATGCTGCTCTCGAAGAGACAGAAGTCGAAGATTATCTTGCCAGCCTACTTGAGGACACCCCTGAACCTCAATGTGATTGTGCAGAATGAACCCTTACGAAAAGATGATGGCGCGGAAGCGCAAATGGACACCAGTACAGACAACTGCTGGTACATGCAAAGCAGGTGCGGAAGAGGCAATCTTCCGTGCTCTTGCATTGCGACATATGGAACTACCTGTGGGAGATTTTATTACTAATGCCCTCTCTACTGAAGTACCGACGTTGGCCCGTGAAATACTGGAATCCAACGTTAAAGATGAAGAAAACCATGACATCGCACTTGGTTACATCGCCAATGCTTACGGTGTTGATCCGCAAGCTGAGGCGGAAGCAAAACGGCTTAGGACCGCTTGGGAGGCACATCCAGATCATACGATCACCAAGGCGCTTGTTGCCGAGCGTTCGATTTTCTTCGTTCTTCTACCATTCTTCCGCTTTAATGGTGACGCTGGGATGAGAACGGTTTCCGCTGATATCAGTCGTGATGAACAAATTCATGTGGCTACCAATAGTCTGGTTCATACTGAGCTGGGGTATAACATCAGTCCTTCTCTTGATAAGCTCAGGAAGGCAACTATCAATTGGGTAATGCAACCACTAGGTATAAATACCGTGGACAAATATTTGGACAAAAAATTTTGGCTCGATTCTAGCGATCGGCTAATGTATGAGGGCAAAGCCCCTCAACTTTCTGAAACTAAATCCGCTAGGATGCCTGCCTTCTTCGAGCATAGCAATGTCAACCTCCCCCAATATGCTTGAGGTTCTTGGGATGAACTCCCGAGGACTTATCCATGCATTAGAAGAATCCTTCCCACCCACTAACCCTACACCTGACGATACAATGGAAAAAATTATGTACCGATCCGGTCAACGTAGTGTCGTTGAGTGGGTCATTAAATATATGGAGGATAACTGATGGCCGTTTCATTTGATGGTAAGTCTTATGAATACCGCAACCCTAAAGCGTACAACACTGGTCAAGGCTTCGGCGGTAGAGCCAAACCCTCCAATAGATATGCTGTTGATTATCTAAACCCCCTGTATGATTACTCAAAAGGGCAGGTTACTGACGCGGCTTCATATTTAGGCATTAAGAACATTAACAGTGCGAGGGAAGCAGAGGCAGTTTTACAACAAATCCGTAACCCTGGATCTTCAAAAGCACAGCAGCAGGCCGAAGCGCAACGTCAGCAGGCTGCAGCGCAATCACAATCTGACATCGCTAGGCAGCTAAAGATTATTCAAGAAGAAAAAAGTGCTGTTGCTAAAATGCAGCAAGATTATTCTGACATGCTTATCAGAGAAGCTGAGGCGAGGAAGAAAGCACAAGAAGAAGAAAAGGCTATGTTCCGAGCACGTCAGGCTAACCAAGCAATGGCTGGTAGAGCCGGTGCTTTGCAAATTCAGGGTGCTGGTACCACACCACGCACTGCTGGTACTCAACAGTTCCGCCGTCGTAAGGCACAGTTTGGTACCACAACACCTTACACAGGTCTAAGTACAATTCAATCAGGAATGGTTAACGTCTAATGACAGCTAAGCAACGCTATGACAGACTGTCTTCACGCCGTTCCCAGTTCCTCAATTCTGCTAGACAAGCAGCAGATCTAACTCTCCCCTATCTCATTCGGGAAGATGAACTTACCGCTAAAACAAGCTTGAGGTTGCCACAACCATGGCAATCAACTGGAGCTAAAGGTGTGGTGACGCTTGCAAGTAAACTTATGCTTGCATTGCTACCTCCACAAACTAGCTTCTTCAAGCTGCAGGTAAATGACATCAACCTTCCTCAAGAGCTGGGTCCAGAGATCCGATCTGAACTTGACTTGTCGATGGCTAAGATTGAGCGTACCATCATGGAGTCTATTGCTGAGTCCGGTGATCGTGTTATCGTTCACCAAGCACTCAAGCACCTGGTGGTAGCTGGTAATGCTCTTGTCTTTATGAGTAAGGATGGGTTGAAACTCTATCCTCTCAACCGTTATGTGGTAGACAGGGATGGTAATGGCAATGTTATTGAGATCGTAACAAAAGAAACAGTCTCGAAAAAATTGGTAAAAAATTTTTACCCAGATCTCATGAAACCTGGTGTGGTAGACGACACTACCATGCCAGATGATGAATGTATTATTTACACGCACGTCACTCGTGACAACAACCGTTGGGTGTGGCATCAGGAGATGTTCGATCAGATCCTACCCAAGTCCCAGGGCAAAGCACCTATTGACGCTAACCCCTGGCTCGTGCTACGCTTCAACCATGTTGACGGCGAGGTCTATGGACGTGGTAGAGTGGAGGAGTTCTTGGGTGACCTGAAGTCACTTGAAGCCCTGTCACAAGCCATCGTTGAAGGCTCCGCTGCAGCTGCTAAGGTAGTGTTTACTGTCGCACCGAGCAGTACTACCAAGCCCCAGACACTTGCCAAGGCAGGTAACGGTGCTATCATCCAGGGTCGCCCTGATGACATCGGTGTTGTACAGGTTGGCAAGACAGCTGACTTCCAAACTGCTTATCAGATGATCGGGTCATTGACTCAACGTCTGAACGAAGCGTTCCTGATTCTCAACGTGAGAGACAGTGAGCGTACGACGGCAGAGGAAGTCCGTATGACACAACTCGAACTTGAGCAGCAGCTAGGTGGATTGTTCTCCCTGCTGACTGTTGAGTTCTTGATTCCTTATCTCAATCGTAAGCTCAACGTTGCACAAAAGACTGGCGAGATCCCACGCCTGCCTAAGGGTGGTATCATTCGACCTACAATTGTCGCTGGTATCAATGCCCTTGGTCGCGGTCAAGACCGTGAAAGCCTCGGTCAATTCCTTACTGTCATTGCACAGACAATGGGACCAGAAGCCATTGGTCAGTTTATCAATCCTGATGAAGTTATCAAACGTCTGGCAGCAGCATCCGGTATCGATGTACTCAACCTTGTGAAGAGTATGGACGAACTGCAGGCTGAACGAGACCAACAGATGCAGGAACAGGAAGCTATGATAATGCAACAGCAAGCACCTCAAATGGCTGCTGTTGAGCAGAAACGTGAACAAGCTGCTATGCAAATGATGCAGCAAGAACAAGCCCCTATCCCACCCCAATAATATATGGCTGAAACATTTACGATGAAAGAAACACCTGTGAACTCTGAGATTCTTAACTCAGACGAACAAGACTCCCTGGCGGTTGCTGAGTCTCTTGAGGGTGGAGAGCAACCGTTGCTTGCAGGTAAGTTTAAAGACCCGCAAGCACTTGAGCAAGCCTATGTTGAACTTCAAAAGAAACTGGGAGAACCACGAGATGAAGTACAAAGCACCGAAGACGAAAGCGAGTCAACAGCACCAGAGCAGGAAGAAGAAACTTCATCCGACTCTGAGGCAGATGTCGAAACTCTTTCCGAGGCTCAAGCACAAGAGCTGATGGACATGGTGGGCGGTGACAAAGCCTACAAGTCTATGCTAGACTGGGCTGGCGACAACTTCTCTAAGGAAGAAGTCGAGATGTATGATGGTGTTATGGAGTCTGGTAACCCCAACGCTATCTTCTTCGCTGTCCAAGCACTCCAAGCTCGTTACAACGATGCAGTAGGATCAGATGGTCAGCTGCTTACTGGACGTGGTGCACAGAACACTGACGACTCGTTCAAGAGTCAAGCCGAACTGGTCGCAGCGATGAGTGATCCTCGCTATGATCGTGACCCGGCTTATCGTGCAGACCTGATGCGCCGCCTTGAAAACTCTGATGTTGAATTCTGATGACCGCTGTAACTGAAGACCGAGGTCGTCTAAACCTCTACGCAAAAGAACCACCTATGACTGTTATGGATGTAACTGAAACACACAATGAAAAGGCTGAGAAGCTTAATGGTCGTCTTGCTATGCTTGGCGTCATGGCGGCTCTTGGTGCTTACGCAATCACTGGTCAAATTATCCCCGGAGTCTGGTAATGCCACAAGGTAAAGGTACTTACGGCTCCAAAAAAGGTCGTCCTCCAAAGAAAAAGTAATGGCTAAACGAGGTCTCTACGCTAACATCCATGCTAAACGCATGAGAATCAAAAAAGGCTCTGGTGAAAAGATGCGGAAGCCTGGTGCACCTGGTGCTCCTACTGCCGCTAACTTCAAACGGGCTGCTAAAACTGCTAAAAAAAAGTAACTAACTAATCATGAAATCTATTATCGCTTCCGGTCTCCTCCTCGGCATGGCACACGGTGCCGCTATTGCTGGTCCCTACGTGAACATTGAGAACAATGCAGGCTTTACTGGGTCTGACTTCAATTCTCAAACTACCGACTTCCACGTCGGTTATGAAGCCTCCGGTTCCCTTGGTTCCTGGGGTGTGCAGGCTGGTCCTTCTGTCGTCGTCCCTGATGGTGGCGATCAAGAGACCATTCTGACTGGTAAGATCTTTGGTTCTGTCGCTGCAACTGAAAAGCTTTCTATCTATGGTGAGCTGTCTGCTGCGTTCGATGACACCAACTCCTACGGTACCAAGGCTGGTCTGAAGTATAGCTTCTGATCAATACACGCCCGCCACTGGATGTGAGCCTTGGGCGGGCTTTACAAAGTGCTCAAATACATAAGACTGTAAATGTAACCGCACTTTTAAATGACCGCAACTATCGCACAAAGGCAGTCTTCCACTTGGGAAGATTTCTGCCGGTGGGTAACGTCCACTAACAACCGTCTTTACGTAGGCTGGTTTGGTATCCTTATGATCCCAACTCTGCTAGCCGCTACTATTTGTTTTGTAACTGCCTTCGTGGCAGCACCC